ACGAAAACCCACGTAACATCGGCACATTAGATAAATCTAAAGCAAATGTTGGTACAGGATTAGTCGGAGCTCCGGAATGTGGAGACGTAATGCGTTTACAAATAGAAGTAGAAAATAATATAATTGTTGATGCTAAATTCAAAACATTTGGATGTGGCTCAGCAATTGCTTCTTCTTCAGTAGCAACTGAATGGTTAAAAGGTAAATCATTAGATGAAGCTATTACTATAGATAACATGGATTTAGTAGAGGAATTAAATTTACCTCCTGTTAAAATTCACTGTTCTGTTTTAGCAGAAGATGCTATTAAAGCAGCTATCAATGATTATCGAGTAAAACAAGGTTTAGAAGCAATCGTATTTGAAGAATCACATGTATAATGGTAACAGTATCAGAAACAGCAGCAATAAAATTAAATTCACTAATCGAAGAAAGTGGATTCAAAACCCCATTTGTTAGAGTATCAGTTAAAGGAGGTGGGTGCAGTGGATTATCTTATGATTTATCCTTTGATACAGAACAACTCCCATCGGATACATTAGCAGAAGATAAAGGCGTAAAAATACTTGTAGATATGAAATCTCTATTGTATCTTTACGGCACTGAATTAGAGTTTAGTGGTGGGTTAAATGGTAAAGGATTTCAATTTATTAATCCAAATGCTTCACGAACCTGTGGTTGCGGTGAATCATTTGCAGTATAAAAACAAAGTTATGTTAAATGCAAAACAAATTATAGACGAGGGTCTATTGTTATTAGAGCACACACAAGGCAAACCAGCACAAGTTGGTTATGATTTATCACTTAAAGCAGTACAAAAAGTAGGTAATAGAATTGGTTACAATATGTTTAAAGAAGGTCAAATAGGTAAAGTGTTAAAAGACAAAACACAATTAACTACCTATACCGCTGTAAACACTATTATGTTAGAAGGTAATGAAGGTTGGTTATTACATGATGGTGTTTATGATATTACATTTCATGAAGGTTGTAAAATACCTGATAATCGTGTAGCCTTTATTAAACAACGCTCATCATTGTACCGCAACGGTGCTATAATTAATAGCCCTGTATTTGACCCAGGATTTGAAACAGAAAACATGGGTACATTATTATATGTTCATGAACCAATATTCATTGAAATTAATGCTCGTGTAGCTCAGATTTATTTCCATTCATGTGAAGGTGCTACTAAGTACGAAGGTCAGTGGCAAAACGACAAACAAAGAGCATCATTATAGATATTTATTAGTACAACAAAATAAAGTTATATGTCTTACACAAGAATCCCTGTCGAAAACGACAAAAACCTCGAAATATTTACTATTGAAGATTTCTTAACAGATGAAGAATGTGATCATTTATATAATCTAATAGAAAGAAATAATGTAAGGTCTACAGTATCTGGAACTGGTTATACCCAAAGTGTTGTTAGTGATTTTAGAACAAGTTCTACAGCAACTTTAAATACTGGAGATCCAATAGTAGATGCTATCGATACAAGAATTGCAGATGAATTAGGAGTACCAAAAGAAAATGGGGAATCATTTCAAGGCCAATTATACGAAGTAGGACAACAATTTAAACATCACCACGATTATTTTAGTGGGGACAGTTATAATAACCATTGCTTATTCAGCGGACAAAGAACATACACTTGTATGATCTACCTAAATGATGTTGAAGAGGGTGGTGAAACAGATTTCTTAGAAATTAATACTACTTTCTCTCCTAAAAAAGGAATGGCTATAGTTTGGAAAAATTCAAACGGAACTGGTACAGAAAATCCTGCTTCATTACATGCTGGTATGCCTGTTATTAAAGGCAGAAAAATGATTATAACAAAGTGGTATAGAGAACATAAGTGGGATATGGCTAGAGATACTAAATTAAAGGAGCAATTTGAAAAACAAATGGCAGCCGCACAAACTCAAGCACAACCTGTTTTCTCTAAAACATTCAAATCAGCTAGTGATCTTCCTAGATTATCTCCGTTAGGATTTAAAGTAGTAAAAGTACCTATTAATACTTGGAGATTAATTCAAGAGGCATATAAACTATTAGAAAACGTAAAGACAGAAGAAAAATGGGAAGGTATTACAAACTTTATTTATGATAAAGACGGTAACGCTCCTGTTGAAATTTTTAATATGGATTTCTGCCACAGAATTAAAGAAATTATCCAGGAAGAATTATTATCACTTCATGAAGACTTTATTGGTAATAAAGAAAAACTTATACCAAAATGTATTTATGGCATTAGGTCTTATAAAAATGGCGCTATATTAAAAAACCATACTGATACTTTACTTACACATCATATATCATCTATTATTGCTGTTGATAAAAAAGTAGATAAAGATTGGCCATTAGATATTCAAGACCATGAAGGTAATTGGCATAAAGTTTATACTGAACCCGGTGACATGATTCTATATGAATCTGCTACTAATTTACATGGTAGAATAGAGCCATTTGAAGGTGAATATTATAGAAATTTTTTCTTACATTACACATTAGCTGATTATAAATTTATAGGTTAACAATGGACTATGTAGTTTACAGCACTAGTAACTCCGACTATCAGTCTTGGCAATGTCGGTTATTGGAACATTCATTTAAAAAAGTTAACCAACCAGGTAAACTTATCAGGTTATGTAGTTTTAATACTCATAATCCAAACAGAATATTTGATACTTCTGATATTGCTGAAGTTATACAATTACCAGATTACAGAACTAGATGGAGAGAATTTACTAATGATCTAGATAAGGATTATGGCATTGCAAATAAAACAGAATCCCTTAAATATTGGTTATCTAATTATCCAGGACTAAAAGATACAGATAATGTATTATTTATTGATCCTGATATGGTATTTGTAAAAGCAGTTACTGAAACAACAACACAGGGTAAAGTAATTGCTCAAAGTTGGGTTGATGAAGGTACTGAAAATGGAAAACCTTTTCAAACATACGCTAGTCATATCAAGGATAGAATAACAGCAGATACTGTGTTTATGTATCCTTACATTGCAACCGTAGGTGATTTAAGAAAAATAGTTAATAATTACGTTGATTTAACCTATAAAATGAGGCTTGAAAATTATCCTCATTTATGGGAATCTGAAATGTATGCTTTAATTATTTCTACCTTAGAGCAAGGCATTGAAGTAAAAACATATAATAATTTAGGCTTTTGCCTTACTTGGGCTGAAAGAGAAAAATATAAAGATAAAGAATTTTCTGATTCGGTTTCGTTACTACATTTTCCTTGGAGTATAAATGATAAAGATGGTAATAGACTATTTAATAAACAAGACTATACATCTTTAACTTTAAAAGAACATTGGGATAGAGTTAATACTAATAAATCAATTACGTTTTTAGAAAGAAAATTCTTACAACTTTTAGATCATTACAACTTAGAAAAACAAACTCAATTTTACTGGAACGATACAGACCTAATCGATTCTATGTTTGATTATGCTCCTAAAGACAAATACATAGTATTTAAACCATGGCCTGGAGGATTTAATAACATCCGAATGTCTTTAGAAATAGCGGCTTGTTTAGCGTTTATATTGAACAGAATATTAGTTTTACCTCCTGAATATCGAATGTACTTATTGAATAATACAAATTCAATGTCTACTTTCTTCGACATAAATGATTTAGGTGTTAAAACAATGTCGTTTGAAGAATTTGAAAATAAATTTAACATTATTGGATGGGAAGGTGTTAAACAGATTGCTCATACTATAGATGAAGATAGTGTACCTATTATACTTACTACAGTAAATGAAGTACCTGACGATATTATTCACGGAAGAAGAATAAAAAACATTAATGATCTAGCTAATACCAAAATAGTACATTTCGATAGTAATCTATTAGGTAATTTCTACTTAAACATATACACTAATAACCTACCAGAGATATGTAAGTATGTAGCAAGACACATTCACTATAAAAAAGAAATATTCCTTGAAGCTAAAAAAGCAATTGATTTATTAGGAAGCTATTATGCAATTCATATTCGTAGAGGTGATTTTCAATATCACGATTTAAAACCACCAATTGAAACGATATATAATAACATAAAAAATGTTATACCTGAAGGTGCTAAATTATATATTTCAACAGACGAAAAGGATAAATCGTTTTTTAGTTTATTAAAACAACACTACAATATTTTCTTCTATAGTGATATAGAACACTTAATATACTCTGATATTAATACTGATTTAATAGGACCTATTGAACAAATTATATGTACTGAGGCTATAACATTTGTAGGTAATAAATTATCTACTTTCTCAAGTTATATATATCGTTTAAGAGGTTATATGAAACATATTACTGATAAACGATTCTTAACATACAATGTTGAATGTCATCCTGATGTAGAAGAAGGTTATTGGTGGGTAGCTACTTGGGCTAGAGATTATTCTGAAGTATTTGAATCTATAAACACAATAAAGTATTTTAAACCACAACTACCAACTCAAGAACCTAAAAAAATATTCGTGTCTGTAGCGGCTTATAGAGATCCTCAATTAACGTCTACTATTGATAGTTTACTTACTAACCAAAGCGGTGAAAATGAAATTATAGTAGGTGTATGTATGCAAGACACAGAAGAAAATTATAATGAGTTTAAATATAAAGATCATCCAAATGTAATTACTCGTTTTGTTCCTTATCAAGAAGCAAAAGGTGTAGGTGTTGCTCGAAATTTAGTTCAACAAGAACTATATACTAACGAAGATTATTTCTTACAAATCGACTCACATAGTAAATCAATTAAAAACTGGGATAAAATATTAATAAATCAAATTAATAAATGTGCTAGCTATAAAGCTATACTCTCAACATATCCTAACTCATATGACCCAGATGATGAAAAGGAAACATACTTTACTCATACTACTTGCCCTTGGTTAAAAATAGAACGCTTTACAGATAACCAAAAATTAGTTGCTACTAGCGCTGGTGTAGTAGATGAAGATCATCCTATATTAGGATTCTGGTGCGCCGCTGGTTTCTTATTTACTAGAGGAGAGTGGGCTAAACAAGTACCTTACAGCACTGACTTTTACTTTGCTGGTGAAGAAGATCATTTATCAGTAATGTCATTTGTTAATGGCTGGGATGTTTATGTACCTGAATCTTCTACTATATGGCATAACTATACTGATACTAGAATGCAAAGTCCTAAAAAATACAGACCATTGCATTGGGAAGACCATACAAATATTAACCATAACTTGGAATTAATTCAGTATCTATATGATGAAAAACCTGAATATCAACGTCAGCCATCTGAATTTTTAGAATTAGCTAAACGAATTTCTAATTATGATAAAACTATTGGTATTGAAATAGAATTTAATTATGATAATATTCCAATGCATGACACTTCTAAAGAAGTATTAGTTATTGTATTTGCATTCTTCAACTCAGAAAATCAAGAAATATTCCGTCCTGATATAGTAGATACTGATATAATTAATCGTAATAAAAATAATATATTCTTAAATATACCTGAACACGTACACCACCAAATTAATTATTGTACTTGGTTTGTTAAATATACTGATGATACATTTAGTGAACGTTTAGTATTACCTATTAAAAAACAATCAAATAAATATACAATATAATGAGTACAATATTTGTAGCTATAGCTTGCTATTTAGATTACGAACTTAAACATACAATACTTGACTGTATTAATAAAGCTAAGCACCCAGAAAATTTACATTTTGGTGTTTGTCTACAATATGATGAAAATGAAAGTACAAACGAACACGTTTTAGACTTTTTAGAAAGTAAATTACCAATTAAGGTTTTAAAATATCATTATACTGAATCTAATGGTGGTTGTTGGGCTAGAAATTTAGCTCAATCATTATACAACGGCGAAACATATCATTTACAGATTGATTCTCACACTAGATTAATTCAAAATTGGGATGAAATTGTAATTAATGATTATACTGAATTAAAGAAAACAGTAGATAAACCATTAATATCATTTTTACCTCCATCTTATTCTAGATTTGATGAATTAGGAATTGATTATGATTTTAAAAATATTCAACTATTAGACAAAATTAATATTCCTAAGATTGAGCGTATTACTACTGAATATTGGCCTGCATATGGTGGTTATGGAAATGAACAACACACCAATTTTAAAAGTGTAAATGCAATTTTACTGTACGGTGGGTTTATATTTTCTGAAGGTAAATGGATAATAGAGGTTGAACAAGATCCTGAACATTACTATACTGGAGAGGAATTTGCATTAGCTATTAGATCATATACTCACGGATATGATATTTACACTACAAGTCAAATTGTAGCTTGGCACCGTGCCCATCCAGTAGCTCCTAAAAAACATTACAATAATAATCCAGAGGAAATATCTATTGGTAGACATAGACATGCTATGGAAAGATTAAGAATGTTAGTTGAAAAAGAAGACTTAGGCAAATACGGTTTTGGTACTATAAGAACAATAGAACAATATGGTGAATTTGCTAGAATAGATTTCCCAAATAAAACATTAATGGATGTATAATTTAGCAATTTACTCAGGTCATAACGGCTCTCTTACTATAGCTAAGGACGATACTATATTAGAAGTATTAGAGGTAGAACGGTTTAATAACTATAAAAATTCAGGATTATTATGGTATCTCCAACCTCATAATCCAAAACAACTCATAACAGAAATCCTTCGTTATTTTGAAACTAGATATGGAGCTACTGAATATGAAAATTTAATTTGCAATCAAGACGATACAGTTACTTATACAGGTTGGTTTGGTAGTGTAGAAGCATTCTTAGAACTATATAAAGCAAAAAATCTTATAGAGGTAAAACACCAAGAAGGACACGCATACGGAGCCTTCTACCAATCAGATCTTCAAGATGCTACTATTATAACTTTTGATGGTGGTGGTAATGATGGTTGTTTTAATTTTTACACTGCAACTCGTAAAGAAGGTGTAAAATTTATTAAAATGGATTACGATTATAACATTGGAGAAAAATATGCTGAAATAGGTAAATATTGTAGTTCACTTAAAAAGGAAGACCATGCTAGAATGTATCTAGTATATGCCGGTAAACTTATGGGTTTATGTGGTTATGGGCAAATTCGTGAAGACTTTATTCCCGCTATGAGAGAATTTTATAAGGGACACCACGGTACTAGAGAAACACGAGATGAGAATTATGCTAAATTTCAAGCGGCGGTTAGATTACCTGACGTTTTAGTAGGTGATATTGAATTAGAAGTAGCTAAAACATCTCAAAAAGTATTTGAAGATTTATTCTATGAAATAAGTAAAAAAGAAATAGAAGAATCAAACAATAAACTAATACTTTCAGGCGGGTGTGCTCTTAATATACTTAATAATACTAAAATTAACGATATTACTACTACATTCATTCCACCAAACCCAAGCGATTGTGGTTTGTCTTTAGGGTTTATGTTAAGTTATTTAAAACCAGAAAAAGCATTTGATGCTACGTATATGGGTCCTGAGGCGTGGGATAGATTACAATTAGCTGAATATGTTGAAAGATATAGAGCGGATCAAGTAAATAGAGAAAGATTAGTTGAAGATATGATTATTGGAAAGATAATAGGTGTTGTTAGAGGTCGTTCTGAATTAGGGCCTAGAGCATTAGGTAATAGAAGTATACTTTGTAATCCTACTTTACCAAATATGAAAGATATTCTCAATATGAAGGTAAAAAACAGAGAATATTACAGACCATTCGCTCCAGTAGTACGATTAGAAGACGTTAACAAGTATTTTGAATTTGATCAAGAATCAAGATGGATGAGTTTCTGTCCTAAAGTTAGAGAAGAATACAGAAATATACTTAAAGCCGTTACTCACGTAGACGGTACAGCTCGTGTTCAAACAGTAACTAGAGAACAAAATGAATTCTTATATGAACTACTAACTATAATGGAACAGAAAACAAAAGTAGGTGTATTACTAAATACTTCATTTAATATAGGGGGAAAACCTATTTTAAATAGTTATAGGGACGCCACTTGGATGCTTGAAAATACTCAAATGGATGGATTAGTATTGGATGATTACTACATAATAAAAAAATAAAATAAAATGGAACATTTCTATCAAAACATAGGAGAAGATTGGTTTACCTATCCTAACCTTTACAAACAAATGGTTACAGAAGCAAACGATGGTGCTCATTTCGTTGAGGTTGGTGTATGGAAAGGCAGAAGCGCAGCTTGTATGGGAGTTGAAATCATTAACTCAGGTAAACAAATCAAATTTGATTGTGTAGATACTTGGAGTGGATCAACAGAACATACTGATCCAAATAGTTCATTCTTTAATAGAGATATCCTAGCTGATGAAAACTGGCTTTATAATGTATTTCTAACATACACAGAACCAGTAGCACACGTTTTAAATCCTATTAGAATAGATTCAATATCTGCTTCTAAATTATATGAGGATAATTCACTAGACTTTGTGTTTATTGATGCCTCTCATGATTATGAAAACGTTTCTGCTGATATAAACCATTGGTTACCTAAAGTAAAACCAGGATCTATTTTAGCAGGACATGATTTTCACCACCCACCAATTTTACAAGCAATCAATGAATTATTAGGTGAAAGTAATTATACCGTAACTGAAAACTGTTGGGTATTCGTTAAAAAATAAACTATGAATAAGATAATAGATTGTTTTACTTTCTATAATGAATTAAAAATGTTAAGTTTTAGATTAAAAGAACTTAATGACGTAGTTGACTATTTTGTTTTAGCTGAAGCAACACTCACTCATTCAGGACAACCAAAAGAATTAATATATCAAAATAATAAACATTTATTTGAAGAATACAATCACAAAATAATCCATGTAGTTGTTAATGATATGCCTACTACTACTGATAATATGTCTCAAGCATGGGATAGAGAGTATCATCAACGTGATTGTTTAATACGTGGGATTGAGCAATTAGATGTTAAAGATACAGATGTAATATTAATTAATGATTGTGATGAAATACCTAATACAGAATTATTAGAGCAAATGAAAATTCATGGAATTAATATCTTTAAAGATGAAAATAATTTAAAATTTGCTTTTGAACGTAATCCTGATTTTGAAATTAAAGATATAGTAGGATTTAGACAAGAACTTTACTACTATAACATTGAATGTAAATTTAATGGTATTTGGTCATATGGTAGAGCATTAACTTACGGCAAATTAAAAGAAATAGGTAGCGCAAACACAGCAAGAAGATTTTACCAAATGGATAAAAGTGAATATTATGAAAATGTAGGATGGCATTTTAGTTACTTCGGTGATGCTGATCATATTATAAATAAAATTAAAAATTTCGCTCATCAGGAATTTAACTTAGAAGAAAATTTAATAAAAAATAAAATTGAAGAAAGAATTAAAAATAATAAAGACCCATACGGAAGAAATTATATAAACTTTACTCATTTCCCTATTGAATTAAATTCAAATCTTCCTAAAAACTATAAAATGTTACTATAATGAGTAAAGTAATTATCATAAACCAAGCGACTTTAGATCCTGACTACGATGCTATAAACAAAGCCGCTCATGACACTTGGGGATCTTACAAACACGATGATGTAAAGATACTTCACTACTACGGAAAGTATAATAAATACTTACAACAAACAGATAAATTTCCAGTGTTACCAGCAGACGGAGAATGTTTATTAGTTGATAATGATTTAATTTTAGGGGCATATGATACAAACTACCCAGTTGATCATCCAGTTCGTATAGGACATAATAATTCTCTCGTTAAATACAATTATGGAGGAATAGAACATAAAATAGATGATGCTAGAGGAGAAAAATTTATTATGGCTTTAGAATATTGCCTTAACAATTTTGAATTTGATTTTATTCAGCGTATTAGCTGTACTTCTTATGTTGATGTAGCTAAAATGATGGTTTACTTAGATACATTACCTAAAACAAAAGTATATAATGGAGCTAAAAATATGTATAACTATGAATATTATTTTATTACTGGACATAATGTATTAATGTCTAGAGATACAGTTGAAACATTAGTTAAACACAAAAAAGAATATTTAGCAATAGCCTACCCAGAAGATTTAGCTACAGGTCGATTATTAATACATGATTTAGAATATACTGATTTTTCAAAACAAGTAGGTGCAGATACGTTCGTTGGTGTTTCTTCTAATTTAGATGAATTAAGTTTATCTGATAGTCCTTCTATATATCTATACAGAACTCGCCTCGCGTACCCCAAAACATTCTATCATTTACATAAACTAATTAATGGGTAATATTTATGTGTAAATGCGTCTACTTTGCCTAAAAAATTTCAAGCTCCTATTCCAATTCCAATAAAAAGAGAACCTATAAATAGTATAGGCTCTTCAGATGGACAAGGCAAATCAATTACATTTGCTGAGGCTGGCGCTATATCTAGTTATGATAGACCTTTATTAATAACTCCCTCACCTACTACAGCTCCAACACCGGCTCCAACGGCAATAGCAACCCCATCTCCTACAAACTCTCCAACTACATCACCAACAGCAGCACCAACAGTAGCACCAACTACTGCTTCTCCTACTACGGCACCAACAGCTGTTCCCACTGCGGCACCAACAACTTTTACTCCTACCATATCGCCAACTACTGCTCCAACAACGGCTGCTCCAACTATTTCTCCTACCGCATCTCCAACGACGGCACCAACAACTACTGCTCCTACCGCATCACCAACAACATCTCCAACTACAGTAGCTCCTACCGCAGCACCAACTACCGCTCCAACTACCACAGCACCAACAACGGCTGCTCCAACAACAGCTCCTACCGCAGCACCTACAACAGCTGCTCCTACCACAGCACCAACTACCGCTCCAACAACGGCTGCACCAACAACAGCTCCTACCGCAGCACCAACAACAGCTGCTCCTACCACAGCACCAACTACCGCTCCAACTACAGCAGCACCAACAACAGCTCCTACCGCAGCACCAACAACAGCTGCTCCAACAACTGCAGCACCTACAACAGCTGCTCCAACAACGGCTGCACCAACTGCAGCTCCAACTACAGCTGCTCCAACAACTGCAGCACCTACAACAGCTGCTCCAACAACGGCTGCACCAACTGCAGCTCCAACTACAGCAGCTCCAACAACTGCAGCACCTACAACCCCTGCTCCAACAGCCGCATTAGCAGCTACCTTAGTATTTGACTTAGATGCAGCTAATTACTCAGCAATGCCTGCAAATGGTTCTACAATTGCTGGTACTGGTGCTTATGCTATTACAATGACAAATGCTGCAAGTAGTATGGCTTGGAATAGTGCAAATGGTGGTGTGTTTAGAAAATCATCAACAGGTACATCTGATATGTTTTATGGAGGACCTAATTACTCGTCTGGAACACAGGCTTATACGGTATTTATGGCATACAAATGGGATGGTGTAACTGGAGGTAGGTTACTAAATGCTAACTCATCATCACCTGATTTCTTAATGGGTATATGGGCATCTGGTACAACTCGTATGAATATTGCATTTAATGGTTCATTTGTTGGTGCCAATTCAACTACCGCTACTGCTACTTGGCGTTTTATATGGCTCACCGATGATGGATTGAATACAACTAATAGTTCAAAAGCATATATTGCTACCAATACTGCACCAACCACAACCAATGGAACTCGCACAGGAAGTGGTGGGTTTAATGGTTTAAGATTATTTGGTAGATTTTCAACTTCTACTACAAGTAGTGAACCTGTAACAGGCGATGTAGCATTTGTTAAAGTATATAATGGCGTATTAACATTAGCTAACATACAATCATTACACGCAACATATAAAACAAGAATGGGTTACTAATTTGGTTTTGGCGGGATAATATCTTATATTTAAGGTATGTATCAATCAATATTTTACGAGGGTAAACCCAACTATAAATTTCATTTACGCGACGATAAGAAAGGCTGGACTGAATTCAGTCATACTGTACCTCGCTTCGCAATTGATCCTAATGGTGAATATCCAACATTAGATGGTAAACGAGCCAAAGCCGTTACCAAATATGAATGGAACGATAATCATCTATACGAGTCTGATATTGATAGACTAACCGCTGTATTAATTGATAAATACAAAGACAGTGATGATGCTCCTGAATGGCAAAACATAGTTTACTTCGATATTGAGTGTGAAATTGGAGGTGCCTTAACTACAGAATACATTAAGACAGCACCAATGAAGATTACTTCAATCTCATTGTACGATGCTACAGCTAAAAAATACTATTGTCTAATCCTAGACGAAAAAAACGAATTAACATCTATTGATGAAGATGATAAACAAGTAGTACCTTGCTCTAATGAAGAGCAACTATTATCTTTATTCCTTACTTTATGGGAAACCGTTGATCCAACTATCATCACAGGATGGAATAGTGGATTCTTTGACGTTCCGTACTTATACTATCGATTATGTAATGTATTAGGTAAGGATGAGGCTGCTCGTTTATCTCCTATTCGTAAGTTTAAATTTACTGATTGGGACTCAGCTCAGCCTATTGAGATTGGAGGTATTAATCATCTTGATTATTTATTACTATTTAAAAAGTATAATGCTAAAAACGAACCATCTTACAAATTAGGAGATATAGGAACTAAATACGTTAACCTAGGTAAGATTGAATATGAAGGTAACTTAGATCGTTTATTTAGAGATGATGTAAATAAGTACATTGAGTACAATATTCGTGACGTTGAGATTATTATTGAATTAGAAAAGAAATTCAAATTCATTGAATTAACAGTTGCTATCTGTCATTTATGTCACGTGCCTTATGAAATGATCTACTTATCAACTGTACTAAACGATGGCGCTATATTAACTTACCTAAAACGTAACAATATAGTATCACCAAACAAACCTACCACAACTAATCCATCACTTAAGGAAGCATATGAAGAATATGCTGGTGGGTACCTAAAAGACCCAGTACCAGGATTATATGAATGGGTTATTGATTTGGACTTTACATCGCTTTATCCGTCAATTATACGCTCACTTAATATTGGTATTGAGACGTTCGTTGGACGAATAGTTAATAATGATAAGTACGACAATAACTGGACTATGAATGATTTAAAACAAATGGGTCCTGAAGATACAGTTATAGTTGAACGATTAACTGATAAACGTACTACTAATCAAGCACAAGTAAAAGTAAGTACCTTAATCGCTTTAATTGAGGAAAATAATTGGTTAATAGCAGCATCAGGTGCTATGTTTAGAACAGATCGCTCATCAGTAGTATGTGAAGTATTAACTGATTGGTTTAATAAGCGTGTCGAATATAAAAATAAAATGAAGAAAGCCTATAAAGCAGGTGATGCTGCTAAAGGTGAGTTCTATAATAGACGACAACACGCTTACAAAATTAAATTAAATGACGTTTATGGTTGTTATGCTATTAATGGTTGGCGCTATACCGATGGTCATAAAATGATATCTAAAGCCATTACATTAACAGGACAACGTGTAACCCAGGAATCAATTAAATTCTGTAACGATTGGATGAATACACAATTAGATACTGAAGATAAAGACTATGTTGTTACTTCAGATACTGACTCATTATTTATTCAGGTTAAGGACTTAGTACTAAAACGTTATCCCGAAACTAAAACTAAGGACGAATACATTAAAGCAACATTAGAAATTACTACTGAAATACAGAAAGCAGCAAACGATAATATTGATAAAGTAACTAGAGAATATTTTAATGTTAAGGAACGTCCTCACTACTTCGAATTAAAACAGGAAGTAATTATTGAGAGGGGTTATTTTGCAGGTAAACGTCGTTATGCAATGTACATTGTAAATAAGGAAGGTGTTACTGTTGATGAATTAGATATGAAGGGACTAGACCTAATGAAATCAAATATGACTCCAATGTACTCTAAATTTGGGGAGAAATTGATCCAAGACATTATGTTTGGTAAGCCTAAATCAGAAATCGATCAACAAATAATCGACTTTAAGAAATACGTTAAAGATATTCCTATTGAATTACTAGCTAAACCAACTGGGGTTAAGAATGTAGAATCATACATTGAGCGTGCTCCTAGAACAGGTGAGATATTTAGTACATTAAAATTAAAATGTCCTATTAATGCTAAAGCAGCTATCCACTATAATGACTTACTTAAATTTAAAAAAGTACATAGACAATATCCATTATTCACTGCTGGTGATAAGATGAAATATATTCAACTTAAAACGAATCCATACAATATTGATGTAATAGGATTTACAGGTAATGACCCTGAAGTTATTAATAAGATAATCGAGGAATTTGCTGATAGAGAGGAGGGATTCGAATCAACACTACTAAATAAATTAAAGAGTATTTACGAGGATTTAGGATGGACATTTCCATCACTAAACGATAAGGTAAATAAATTCTTTAAATTTGTATAGGCCAAACAACAATCATACATTCACGCTATGAATATAATATACGGAATACTCTTTGGATTATTAGGACAAATAGGCTCATATCTACAATTACAAGGCGCAATGAAACTAGGATGGTTTCCTAAATACTTTTGGCCTGTATTACTTATGAGCGTACCTTTAAGTTGGTTCTACATCAAATCAGTAGAACACTTCGTAGCAGCATTTGATGGTCAATTATGGCCTAGTCGTTTGATTGGATTCGGATTAGGTATAACAATATTTAGCATAATGAGTCATTATATGTTTAAAGAACCATTTACACCTAAAACAATAGTGTGTATAGGATTAGGAATATCAATTATATTAATACAAATACTCTGGAAATAATATGGAAAAACAACTACTAACATCAGTTATCGAAAAATATTACTTAGGTGGTATTCACGATAAAGTAAAATGGACAATTAAAGATAAGAAAGTACAAGTACTATTCACATCACAAACAAAAGACTTAGCAGGTTCAATCGAAGCACCTGAGTTTGATATTGATGATTGTACTTTAGGTATTTATGATACAAATAAATTACTTAAACTAGTAAACATTACTAATCAGTTTCTCCAATTAGAAGTTGAAACTAAAAACGGTACATCAACTAAATTATCTATTGCAGATAATGAATATGATTTGGTTTACCATTTAGCCGATTTAAGAATGATGCCTACCGAAACAATGGTATTAGATGAAACACAAATTTCATTTAATTATTCATTCGATATTGATAATGAATTTATTGAGCGTTATAATAAAGCTAAAAAAGCATTAGGAAGCGACGAGGTAAAAGTACAAGCATTGATTAATGACAGTGGCGATAAGGGTATTTACTTCACAATTGGAGGTAAAACATCACACGACAATAAAGTAGCATTTCAAACTAGTACATCTACATTTGAAATACCATCCCCAGAGTTCCTATACAATGCAGATTATCTATTAGAGATATTTGCTAATAATAAGGGAGCGAACGGAACAGGTTATTTTGATGAGAATGGAATATTGAAACTAGAATTTGTCGACGAAAAAGAAATCAAAGCCTTATATTATCTTCCACCTAAGAACTAATCCGTATATATTTATTAACGAGATACGACAGGTCTCGTTACGATTATTATTAAACCGCTTACCTTAGGGAAGCACAAAATGTGAACAAAATGACACAATTACAACATTGGGCAATGGACCCATTCGACATCGTTTGGAAGAATTTCTTAGACATTAATTCTCCATTCAACACAATGCAAGAAAAAATCAACTATCCCGTTGATATTTATGAAACAGAAAACGGCTTACGATTTGAATTAGCCGTAGTAGGTCTCAATCAAGAAGACTTAGATATCCTAGTAGAAGGAGATACACTTAGAATTACACACGACAGAAAAGTAGCAGATGGAGTACAAGAGCGTTCCTATATTCAAAAGGGAATAGCTAGACGATCCTTTGACTTGGCTTGGAAAGTAGCAGCTAAATTTGATTTAACTAGCTTAACAGCCACGATGGATAAAGGATTGTTAATTATTGACATTCCAGTTTCGGAAGAAAGAGCACCAAAGAAAATTTCAATTAACGCTCCTCTTGAATTAAAAACAAGCAAAAAGAAATAAGTTTTGAAATTAAGAAGACCTGTCGTATCTTTATAAAACAAATTTAATATGAATATAAAACCATTACACAACCACGTTGTGATTAAACAGCAAGACGAAACTGAAACAATGTATGGAAACATTGTAGTACCTGACTTAGGTAAAGAAAAACCATTAATGGGGGAAATTATTGCCTCTGGACCTGGATTAATTAACTTGAACGGAGTGTTAATTCCAAACACTGTGGAAGTGGGTCAGATTGTAATATTTCCAGCATTTGGAGGACAAAAAATTACCGTTGACAGTGATGAATACGTCGTTTGTAAAGAACAAGATTTAATCGCAATTCTAGAAAAATAAAAACACAATGATAATAAACGTAGAACAAAAGATAGAAGAACTATCTAACAGTGGATGCGATATCTGCGAGCATTTTCCGCTGATGTTAAAATATGGAAAACAGTGTGAACATATTACCGAAATGGGAGTAAGAAACGTTGTATCAACTTGGGGATGGATTGGATCTAACCCTAAAAAGTTAATTTGTTATGATATTAGAAGATCAAGTGAAGTACAAGATGCTATTGACACAGCCGCTGATTTAGGTCTTGATTTTACATTTCATGAAGCTGATACTCGTATTATTGAAATAGAAGAAACTGACCTATTATTCATTGATACAGAACATACTTATGATCAAATGCAAAAGGAATTAGAATTACATGGTAATAAAGCAAGAAAGTTTATTATATTTCATGATACTGCTTATTGTCACGAGATGAATGTAGCAATAAAAGAATTTATGGAAGCTAACCCACATTGGGTAGATGAAGAAGAAGTTACAAACAACAATGGTTTTAAAATTATCAAAAGAAAATAAAATATGAGTAAAATAATAAGTTTCGATCGCGAAGCGAAAGAAAAACTACAATCTGGTATCGATAAAGTAAATAAAGCAGTATCAGTAACGATGGGTCCCTTCGGACGTAACGTATTGATTGAAAAAGAACACGGGCAAGTGTCATCAACTAAGGATGGCGTTACAGTAGCTAAAACCATTACATTGGAAGATCCAATTGAAAACATGGCAGCAACTGTAATTAAACAAGCAGCATCAAAAACCGTTGATCAAGCAGGTGATGGTACAACAACATCAACTGTATTAGCTCATTCTATTGCATCTCAAGCATTAGAAGCAACTTCATATGCATCAACAAATGCTACTCAAGTAAAACGTGGTATTGAGGCTGCTGTTAAAGAAGTAGTAGCTGAATTAAAGACAATGTCTACAGATATTACTAATGAAGAGCAAATTAAGCAAATTGCTACATTATCAGCTAACGGCGACACTGAAATTGGTGAGTTAGTAGCTACAGCAATTGATAAAGTAGGTCGTGATGGTATTGTAACTGTAGAGGAATCTCGTTCAGGTGAGACATCACTTGAGGTAGTAGAGGGTTTACAGTTTGATAGAGGTTATAAGTCACCTTACATGGTTACAGATAATAACTCAATGCAAGCAGTATTGACTGATGCTCTAGTATTATTATATGATGGTAAAATCAGTGCTGTAAAGGACTTACTACCAGTATTAGAGCGTGTATCATCTGATAATAAATCATTATTAGTTATCGCTGAAGATATTGATGGTGAGGCGTTATCTACTCTTATTGTAAATAAGATGAGAGGTATCTTAAAGGTGGTAGCTGTTAAAGCTCCTGACTTTGGAGAGCGCAGAACATTAATTTTAGAAGACATCGCTGCTGTAACAGGTGGTACTTTAATTTCACCAACTAAAGGTATGAAATTAGAGCGTTTCAATATGGAATGGTTCGGTAATGCTAGAACTGTTACTGTAGGTAAAGAAACAACTACTATCGTTGATGGTAAAGGAAATACAGACTTAATCGATACTCGTATTTCAGAATTAAAATCACAAATCGATATCTCAAATTCACCTTACGAAGTTGAACGTTTACAAGATCGTTTAGCTAAAATGGTAGGTGGGGTTGCTATTATCAATGTAGGTGGTGGTACTGAAATTGAGATGAAAGAAAAGAAAGATCGTATTGATGATGCCTTACAAGCAACAAAAGCAGCTTTAGAAGAAGGTATCGTTCCAGGTGCTGGTATGGCTTTAGTTAATGCTAAGTTCTCTATTACTAATCGTGATAAAACCGATTTTGGTAAAGGTAAACAAATAGTATTTCAATCATGCAATACTCCACTTAAACAAATTTTATCTAATGCTGGTGAATCATATAGTGAGTGGTATCTTAAATTATTAAAAGTTACAGATTCAAAATCTGTTCCTAATATTAATGATGGAGAAATGGTAGATGCATTTGAATCGGGTATTATTGATCCTACTAAGGTGGTACGTTGCGCACTTGAAAACGCAGCATACGCCGCCGTTACATTACTAATGACTGAATGTGTGATCCATGATAAGCCATCTGATAAGAAGAAAGACGAAGGTGATATGGCAGGATTCGGAATGTAGATTCAATATATGAAAAAGTTATACTTAGACGATATACGCACCCCTCAAACAGAGGGGTGGGTTATCGTTCGTAACTACGATGATTTCGTAGCGTGGATTAGATTGAATGGAGTTCCTGATGAAGTATCATTTGACCATGATTTGGGAGAAGATGTAGCTAAGGAAAAAGTGGAAGCAGGAATGTCTAAGCGCAAAGCAAGAGAACAGAAAAAGGAAACTAAAAGTGGATATGACGCTGCTAAATGGTTAGGACAGCATTGTCTATTAACAGATACTCCTTACCCAAAATGGAATTGTCATTCTGCAAACCCAATTGGTAAGGCAAATATAGAAGCGTATATTTCAAATGTAATTAAACACCAAAATCAGTTATGAAACAACACACTCTCTGGATTGAAAAATATAGATCAGAAACATTAGAACAATACATCGGCAATGATGCGGTTAAAGCCCGCATCGCCGATTGTATTGCTTCGAACGATATACCCCATTTCATCTTCGCTGGTAGCGCAGGCACAGGTAAGACTACCCTCGCGAAGTTAATTGTCAAGAACATCCAGTGTGATTATCTTTATATTAACGCCAGCGATGAAAATGGAATTGATATTATTAGAGATAAAGTAAAGGGATTTGCCTCTACATCTACATTTAAACCACTTAAGGTTGTAATATTAGATGAGTCTGATTTCTTAACTCAACCCGCTCAAGCAGCACTTCGTAACTTAATTGAAGAGTATTCAATGGTAACTCGATTTGTACTTACTTGTAACTATATTGAGCGTTTAATTGAACCACTACAATCACGTTGTGAAATTCATATCTTAAAACCACCAACTAAATCTGCTGTTGCAAAACATATTTGCACTAACATTTTAGATGTTGAGGGTGTAACATATGATATTAAAGATGTAGCTAAGATAATTAATGAATTATATCCTGACGTTAGATCAATTATTAAAGTATTACAATCAAATGTTAAAGATAGTAAATTAACTATCACCACATTGGATGATAATTGGTGTAAACAATTAATTCAAATACTAAATAAACGCGATAAAAACGCATGGTATCAAATTAGGCAATTAGTAGCCGACGCGCAAGTAGATGATTTTCAAACCGCCTATCGCTATATGTTTGATCATTTAACCGAATTTAGTTATGGACATGATGCTGAATTATCAGTTATACTAGATGATTTCATTTGGAGAGCAGGTGTGGTACCTGATAAAGAAATAAACTTTGCAGCTGCTATAAGTAAAATACTTGAGACTACTAAGAAACAAGTATTATAGTCCCCGACGGGGAATATATTCTTTATATATTTATTGATATGATAGGAATATATAAAATAACAAACCCAAACGGTAAAATTTATGTTGGTCAATCTGTAGATATTGAAAGAAGATGGTATCACTATAGTAAGAAAGATACTAGAGGACAACCATTACTGAATAGATCAATTATCAAATATGGTTCTGAAAATCATAAATTTGAAATTATTGAAGAATGTAGTATTGAGCAACTAAATGAACGTGAAATATATTGGACACACCAACATAATGCTATTCACCCCTATGGATTAGTATTAAGAATAGGAGGTAGAAGTGGACATTTAAGTGAAGAAATGAAACGTAAAATTGGGGAAGGTAATAAAGGAAAAACAGTGTCCGATGATGTTAAACAAAAAATAAGTTTATCTAAAATGGGAAATGAATATAGATTAAATGCAATTCATACTGAAAAAACAAAACAAAAAATGAGTAAATCTCACATTGGAAAAAAGGATTCTGAAGAAACAAAACAAAAGAAAAGCCAATCTGCTAAAGGTAGAGTAAAAACAGCAGAATGGAGACAGAACATAAGTGATTCCCACCCAACAAAGAAACCAGTAGAGCAATATAATTTAGAAGGGGCAAAGATAAATGAGTATATTTCAATAAATGAAGCTGCAAGGCAAACAGGTGTTAGAGTAGGGGATATAAGTGCTTGCTGTAATAATAAACAAAAAACAGCATTTGGATTTACTTGGAAATTTAAAAATATAAACAAAAATAAATAACATATGAAAACAACAATGCAAGAATTAATCTTTCACATAGCATATATGGAAAGAAGAAAGTATCAAGATGAACAAACCACAATATTAGGTGGAATGAATGATTGTATTATGAATGACGCAATTATTATTCAAAGTAAAGTTATTGAAGAATTAACTAAAGAGTATGCTGAATATCTTGAAAAAGAAAAAGAGCAGATAATAGCAGCAGTTCGTTATGGTCAAAATAACTATAAGGAAAATGTATATGAAGAAGGTGAACTTTATTATAATGAAATTTATAATAGTGATGCCCCATTTATTAAATCGTCAATCCCAAATGGGAATATTAAATTAACCAAAACAAATAACCTATGAAACTTTACACAGAACAACAAGTAAATAAAATTTCTTTACAATCAAAAGATTGGGGAAACTATGATAATTCCATTACACCAATTGAAATACTTGATAATGAAAACATATACACAGAACAACAAATAAAAGAAACATTAAAATTAATGGGACTTGATTTGTTAGTAAATGAATTTTTGAAAAAAGCTGAACCATTAGAATTTAACCAAAACAAATAACCTATGACAGTTATATTTTTAATACTTGCATATACTTGTGGTATATTAAGTGAAAAATTAAGAAATTATTATAAAAGAAATAAAAAACAAATATTATAATGCAACAACAACAAGGACAACAAGTTGATATTTCAGCAACATCACCATTAATATGTGAGTGTGGAAACGAAACATTTAAAGAAGTAATGTACATGCGTAAGGAATCTAGATTAATGTCAGGTTTACCAACAGACAGATTAGTTCCTATTCAATTAATTGCTTGTGCTAAGTGTGGTGAATTAGTAGAAGACTTCATCCCAACTCCATTACAACAATTCTATGGTAAAAATTCATCTAGTGATGTGGAAATTCTTTAAAAAACGAAAAATGGAATTAGAACAAACACAACAAGAAAACGAGCAGTTAAAAGCACAGTTAGCAGGTGTTGGATTTAACTTAAAAATAGCTGACGAACAATTAGAAAAACAAAAAAAAGAAATTGAATATCTGCAATCAGAAATTAGAAATTTGAATGGGCAAGTTCAACATCTTAATATGTTAGGACAAACTTCCAACTATAATAAAAACGATTCAAAAAACTATTAATGAATATATTTGACCATATTAAAAATATTACAACTAATAAAGGCGCTTATTTAGGCGATGAGGGATGGAATAATTGGATGGTCAATCGCTTCTTAAGTATGGATCAAGACTACTGTGAAGTAGTTAATGTAGTTCAAAAGAACACTTGGCAAATGAAGGGTGAGTACCTATACAATCTGTATAAGGATCTTATACCTAAACAATATAAGTATCTTAAATACATTAAGCCTAAAAATAAGAAAGAATATAAAGTCGAACAAGTAGAAGCCATACAAGCGTATTTTGAAGTATCTAAAAAAGAAGCTAAAGAATATATTGATATGCTACCCCAATCAGAAACTGAAAATATAACACTACAAATCAATGGTAATTAAAGAATATCACTACGTAGAAAACGAAAATGGAGAATTAATCCAATTAGACTCAGTTGTTAGTTCGGTTTTAAATCAATTTACAACAAGAGCTCTAATGGGTAAGGCAAAGTACGGTGTTGACCTTGATCGCACAGATTTAACGTTATTGGAGTGGATTGAACACGCCAAGCAAGAACACATGGACGCCATCCTATATTTAGAAAAAATTAAACAAATAGCAGAGCTTAATGAGTGCCAAGAAAAAATTATCTGAGATAGAGCTCAAAATAAAAAATTATCAGAAACCTGAGATTAACCATGCCTTTCAAAAAAGTGTGTCTTATTCTCAGTTTTCTATGTGGGCATCCTGTCCTCATAAATGGTATCTTACTTATGTAGAAAATAAACAACCCTACCAAGCTAGTATTCACACTGTGTTTGGAACTGCATTTCATGAAACAATACAAGACTATATTACAGTAATGTATAATGAGAGTGGAGCTGCAGCTGATAGGATGGATTTAATAGCTCTATTCCAAACTAAATTCTCAGAAGTATATGCTAAGGAATATAAAGCAGCAGGTACACATTTCACTAATGCTGAGGAAATGGGTAATTTCTTTGAAGATGCAACAGCAATATTAAATTTCATTAAGAAAAACCGTAATAAATTATTTACTATACGCAAAATGCGCTTACTAGGCATAGAGATACCTCTATTACTAAATGTAGCTAATAACGTATTTTTAAAAGGTTTTATTGACTTCGTGCTATACGATGAAGAATTAGATAAAGTTTACATATATGATATCAAAACATCAACAAGAGGATGGAGCGATTACGAAAAGAAAGACGATAATAAAATTGCTCAAATCCTATTATACAAGGAGTACTTTTCAAAACAATTTGGGTTCGATGTTGAGAAAATCGAAGTCGAATACTTCATCGTCAAACGAAAAATCTGGGAACAATCCGAGTACCCCACCCCTAGAACCCAATCGTTTAAACCAGCAAGTGGGAAAAATAAGCGCAAACAAGCAGTAGAAAATTTTCATTCATTTATTAAAGATTGCTTTGATGGGGTTGGAAAACCACAAGTAAAGTCATACCTTAAAAATGTTGGTGAAAGCTCATGTAAATGGTGCCCTTATAAAGACCTACCAGAACTTTGCAACAAAATTGCTGTTTCTGCCTAATTATATATATTTATATCAAAATATATTATCATGGCAAAAATGCAATTAACAAGCGTGAAAGTTCCTGAGGATTTATTTGAGCAATTTAAAATTGCATGTGTGAGATACAAATTCAGCGTTCAGAAATTGACAGAGCGCTGTATGTTCTTATACCTAACAAATGAAGAATTCAGAAAATCAGTTCACAACCAATTAGACACACAATTACCTCAAGAAACAGAGTAAAATTAAAACAACGTTATGAAAGAAGGTTATATTCCGCAGGCTCAACGTAAAAAAATCTTATTACTATGTGACGATATTCGTATGACAAGTGGTATTTCCACTATGGCACGCGAAATCGTCATTGGTACTTCACACCGATTCAATTGGGTGAACATTGGAGGAGCAATAACACATCCAGATAAGGGTAAAAGATTCGATCTTAATGATGACACAAACAAAAACGCAGGTATTCCTGATGCTAGTGTTTATCTTTATCCTGTGGATGGTTATGGTAGTCCAGAATTAATCAGACAAATGATTGAAATGGAAAAACCAGATGCCCTAATGATGTTTACTGATCCAAGATATTGGATTTGGTTATTTCAAATGGAGCAAGAAATTAGGAAGCAAATTCCTATTATCTATCTAAACATTTGGGATGACTTGCCTTATCCAATGTATAATAAAGCCTATTACGAATCATGTGATGGATTATTAGCTATTAGCAAGCAAACAGAAAATATCAATCGCTCAGTATTAGGACCAGAATTATCAGCTGAAAAGATGATTAAATATGTTCCTCATGGTATTAATGAGAACTTCTTCTTCCCAATTACACAGGATAAACCTGAATACTTGGCATTACAAGACTTTAAAAAACGTTTATATGAAGAAAAAAATTACGATTTTACTTTACTATATAATGCGCGTAACATCCGTCGTAAATGTGTTCCTGATCTAATGTTAGCTTGGAAGATCTTTATCGACCAACTACCAAAAGAAAAACAGGATAAATGTGCTTTAGTATTACATACACAAAAACGTGATGAAAACGGTACTGACTTAGTAGCTGTAAAAGATATGTTATTTGGTAAATTACCTCAATACAATATCATATTTGATGAAAATAAGTATCCAACTAACATTATGAATTTACTTTATAATGCTACTGATGGATGTGCTTTAATCTCATCAAACGAAGGTTGGGGATTATCATTAACAGAAGCAATGATGTGTGGTAAACCAATTATTGCTACAGTAACAGGTGGAATGCAAGACCAAATGCGTTTTGAAGACGAAAATGGTGAGTGGATTAAATTCACTGAAGAATTCGGATCAAATCATAGAGGCAAATATAAAAAACATGGAGTTTGGGCTTACCCAGTATTCCCATCTAATATGTCATTAGTTGGATCTATACCTACACCTTATATCTTTGATGATAGAGCAGAACCATTTGATATTGCTGAACAGATTAAATGTATGTATTTAGCTAAAACTGAAGTTCCTGATATGTTTGCTAGACTTGGAGAATTAGCTCATGAGTGGGTTACTTCAGACGAATCAATGATGACAGCTAAAAACATGTCTAAAAATGTCATTGATGGTGTTGAAGAAACATTAGAGAAATTCCAACCTAGATATTCATTTGAGTTGATTAAAGTAGAACCACTTGAACAACCTCTTCACTTTGTAAAAAACGTTATCGCAAAATAATATGAAACCACTATTCGTTATAAGCTGCCCTTTAGATACATTTTCTGGCTATGGTGCTAGAAGTAGAGATATAGTATTATCAATCATTAAATCAGATAAATACGATGTTAAAGTATTATCTCAAAGATGGGGTAATACACCGTTCGGATTCTTACAACAAGACAATTCCGATCATAAATTAATGTTAGATGCTATCTTAAAGGATCAAAAATTACCAAAGCAACCAGACATCTGGATGCAAATTACAGTACCAAATGAGTTCCAATCAGTAGGAAAATACAATATTGGAGTTACAGCAGGTATTGAAACAACACTATGTGCTGCACCTTGGATTGAAGGTTTAAATAGAATGAATCTAAACTTAGTATCATCAGAACACGCTAAAAAAGTATTTATTGATTCTAAATTTGAAAAACGCAACCAACAAACACAACAAGTAGAAGGTATCGTTGAATTAAAAGCACCAGTAGAAGTATTATTTGAAGGTGCTGATTTAAACAAGTATAAAATTATAAATTTACCTTCTGATAGTGAAATATTAGAGGTATTAAACGGTATATCTGAAACGTTCTGTTATCTATTCATTGGTCATTGGATTAAGGGTGATTTTGGAGAAGACAGAAAAGATATTTCTGGATTAATACATACATTCCTTACTACATTTAAAGGTCAAAAACTACGCCCTGCTTTAATTATAAAAACATCTAGTGCAACTTCATCTGTAATGGATAGAGAGGAAATACTAGTTAAGATTAGAGCGATTGAAGAAGCAGTAGGTGGTGATTTACCAAGTATCTACTTATTACACGGCGATTTAACTGATGAAGAAATAAATGAATTATACAACCATCCAAAAGTAAAGGCATTTGTGTCATTTACTAAAGGTGAAGGATTTGGTCGCCCATTACTTGAAGCATCATTAATGCAAAAACCAGTTATTGCAAGTGGATGGAGCGGACACGTTGATTTCCTAGATAAAGATATGTCTTATCTATTACCAGGCGAATTAAAACCACTACACCATTCAGCTGTAGTACCTGAAATGTTACTTGCTGAATCTCAATGGTTTACCGTTGACTATAAGAAAGGATCTGAAGTATTAGTAGATATTTATAAGAACTATAAAAAATACATTGATGGAGCAAAGAAACAATCGTATCGTTCACGCACTGAATTCAGCTTAGATAAAATGTCTGAAAAATTAATCAGCATGTTAGAAAGTAAAATACCAGTTCAAGTACAGCTTAAAATGCCTAGTTTGAAAAAAATTGAATTACCTAAAATGAAAAAATTAGATGACAAATAAAGAATTTATAATCTGGCTTAAAGGATTTACAGAAGGCGTTCATGATTTTAATATCACCCCAAAACAGTGGGATTTATTAAAAGAGAAACTAGCTGAAGTAAGTGATGAATCTCGTAATACAATAGCGTACTACTCTAAAGATGGTAGGCCCCTTTGGTATACAAACACAAATCAAAATTTAGATAATGATTAACGAAAAATTAACGATATGCCCTAGATGCGGTAGTGACGCTTGTCATGAAGCATCAAATGAAAAGCTTACAGTATGGAGTTGTTTTGGATGTGGGTTTACAGCTAATTCCACATTAACTACAGATAAATTAGAAGAAGTAGAAGTAGTAATGCCTCAATTATATAAAGATATTAGATTTATGGATGAACAAGGATATTATTGGTATCCTAGCACAGTAATGTTAGAAGACAAATCAATGGCGTTTGTTGATGGTAAATCCATTACTGAATGGAAATGGGCTGGCGTTCAATCTAAAGATGGTAAGGCTGATATGACTACTGTAAAATACTTTGAAGAAAAAGACTTTATGGAAGCTCTAGATTATATAGGATTCTTTGAAAAACAAAAATAAAATTTATGACAATCAGTTACGCTATTCTAACTCATAACGAAGGTGAGTATATTGAAACACTACTTACATTCCTTACTAAATACAAACGTAATGAAGATGAAATTGTAGTTGTTGATGACTTTAGTGATGATGAATTAACTAAATCAGTATTATATAAATACAAAGACCAAATCACACTACAATATAGAGTATTCGATGGTGATGCTACTCAGAAAAATTACTTAAACAGTCTATGTACTAAAGATTATATTCTACAACTAGACGCTGATGAATTAATTGATTTACAGCTTTTAAACATGTTACCTAATTTATTAGAATTAAATGATACTGTAGATTTATTCATTATGCCTCGTATTAATACAGTTGAGGGATTAACTCAAGAATATATTAATAGATGGAGATGGAATGTAAACGAAAAAGGATGGGTTAATTTTCCTGATTGGCAGATGAGATTATATCGTAACTGCAGTTGGGTTAAGTGGGATGGTCTATTGCACAGTAAAATAGAAGGTTATAAAACATTTATTAATTTACCTCAAGATGAATTATTCTGTATTCTTCATCCTAAACAATTAGATCGTCAGGTAGCTCAAAATAATCTATACGACAAAATAGAACAAACAGGAAGAACTAAATATAAAGTATAATGATACCTAATCAATTTCATTTTGTATTTGGGTTGAAAGAAGACTTCGGAGGCAAACCCTTCAATATACTTCACTATTTAGCTATTAAATCAGCTTATGACTTAAATAAGCCTGATGCTATGTACTTCTATTACACATACGAACCAAGCGGAAAATATTGGGATAAAGCAAAACCATATTTAACATTAGTACAAGTAGAGGCACCAACTGAAATATTTGGCAATCCTATTACTCACGTTGCTCATAAAGCAGATATCATACGCTTACAAGCGTTATATGAGAATGGAGGTATCTATATGGATATGGATACAATATGTGTTAAGTCATTTGAACCCTTACTAAAAGAAAAAACAGTATTAGGTGTTCAAGGACATGGAGCTACACCTACAATGGCTTATGGTTTATGTAATGCAATTATGTTAGCGGAACCTAAAAGTGAATTTATTGAATATTGGTTATCTCAATACATTGACTTTAACAGCAATTATTGGGACTCACACTCAGTACAATTACCATTATACTTAAGTCAATCAACAAATCTACCACTTACAACATTACCTTATAATGCATTTCATTATCCGTTATACACCCCAGAGGGGATAGACGATTTATTTAAACATAATAAAGAATATCCTGAAGCATATGCGCATCACCTTTGGGAAAGTAACTCTTGGTCGTATATTCAATTACTGACAGAAGATTATATAAAAACAAAAGACACAACTTACAATAAAATAGCAAGACAATTTATATGAAAACAGCACTAGTATTAGGAGCAGGTGGATTCATCGGCTCACACCTCGTTAAACGATTAAAATCAGAAGGGTTTTGGGTACGCGGAGTAGACTTAAAACGTCCTGAATATGATGAAACCGCAGCTGATGACTTTATTCTCTGCGACTTAAGAGATTTTGAAAGAGTACAATCAGTAATGAGATTAGAAGCCTATGAAGTAGGTGATTCATTTGCTCCATTAGCATACAAGTATTCTCAATATCCTTATTCCAAAGATATTGCATTTGATGAAGTATACCAATTAGCAGCCGATATGGGTGGTGCTGGTTATATCTTTACAGGTGAAAATGACGCTAATGTAATGCACAATTCAGCTACTATTAATTTAAATGTAGCTCACGTTGCTGCTCATAGATTAAAAGGTAAAATTAAACGTATATTCTATAGCTCATCAGCCTGTATGTATCCTGAGCATAATCAATTGGATCCAACCAATCCAAATTGTAAAGAATCAAGTGCATACCCTGCAAATCCAGATTCAGAATACGGCTGGGAAAAGCTGTTTAGTGAGCGTTTATATTTAGCATTCGCTAGAAACTATGGTTTAGAGGTTAGAATAGCTCGTTTCCATAATATATTTGGCCCTTATGGCACTTGGAAAGGTGGTAAAGAAAAAGCACCAGCAGCAATGTGTCGTAAAGTAGCTGAAACATTAGACGGTGGAGAAATTCAAGTATGGGGTGATGGTTTACAAACAAGATCATTCTTATACATTGACGAGTGTGTTGAAGGTGTATTACGCTTAATGCGCTCTGATTTTGAAGGACCAGTTAACATTGGTAGTGAAGAAATGGTTACTATTAATGAATTAGCTCAATACGCAATTGATATTAGTGGTAAAAACATTACTATTAAAAATATAGATGGACCTACAGGTGTTAGAGGCAGAAATTCAGATAATGATTTAATTCAAGAAAAATTAGGTTGGTCTCCAAACTACCCATTATACGATGGTTTAACAGAAACATTTGAATGGATTAATAAACAAGTAAGCAAATAATATGGTTTCTGAGTGGCTACAATTAAATGATATTGTTATTGGAACTCTTGACAATATGGAATATCCTATCATCAACGTAGTTGATGTAGGGGTAAACCAAGGTCAAATGAAACAATTCTTAGATTTATATCTTAAAACACCATCATTCTTTGTAGGCATAGAACCAAATACAGCGTTAATTCAAACTAACAAATACGATATAATGTTTGACTACGCTGTAGATGATGTTGAATCTCCCGAACAAAGAATATTCTATATTAATGAAGATTCAGATTGCAGTTCCCTATTAAAGATGAAAGACAACGTTATTACACACGATATAAACGAACGCAATAATGAAGATAAATGGTATATTCCTCGCAATATTAATAATATTAAAGAAAGTAAAGAGGTTACTGTTACATCGTTAAAAAATATTCTAGATACTATTCCTAAATTCCAAACTGAGTTAATTCACTTATTAAAAGTGGATGTACAAGGCGTTGATATTAGAGTAATAAAAAGTATGAAAGAATACTTAGATAATACTATATTCGTAATGGTTGAAATCGTTACGAGCAAAAATAAGGACGTAGTATTATATGAAGGACAAACCACCATTGAAGATGATTATATAATAATGAATGAATTAGGATTTGAACCTTACCATATTATTGACTATGCACCAACACTAGAAGCAGACATAATTTTTATAAATAAAAAATACATAAATGAATAAATTTATAGTAACAACAACAATTAATAGTCCAACAGTAGCAACTCTTAAGTTTATTGAAATTGCTAAACGTGATGGATGGCATTTTGTAGTAGTAGGTGATACTAAAACACCTCACGCTGAGTATGAAAGATTAGATTGTATCTACTTACACCCAGACAATCAAGAATTAAGATATCCTGAATTAAGTAAGATTATAGGATGGAAAACGATTCAACGTCGTAATATTGGATTCGTTTATGCTTATGAACATGATGCTGATATAGTAGCCACAGTTGATGATGATAATATTCCTTATGATAATTGGGGAACTGATTTATATGTTGGTAAAGAGGTAGAAGTAGATTATTACTCACCTGAAATGGATGTATTCGATCCACTATCAGTAACTAACTATCCTAACTTATGGCATAGAGGTTATCCAATTGATTATTTACAAAAACGAGATAGAGTTGAATATAAGGGTAAAAAGAAAATTACACCATTAATTCAAGCTGACTTATGGGATGGTGATCCTGATATCGATGCTATGTGTAGATTAACATTTAAACCAGTTTGTAAATTTGACACTACAGGACCATTTGCATCAGATAAAAAATCTCCATTTAATTCACAAAACACATTCATTCATAGAGACGCTTTAAAGCACTATGCAGTATGGCCTTATGTAGGTAGAATGGATGATATTTGGGGTGGTTATTATGCTCAAAGAATGATTGGACCTGATAAATTAATATATAACAGAGCATCAGTTTATCAAGACAGAAATGTTCAAGATTTAATTGTTAATTTAGAAAAAGAAATCATTGGATATAGATATACATTAAACGAGGCACAGGGGGTATATGCAGGCACAAATCACGTTCCAGAAGAAACACAAAAGTTCTTAAAGCTTTATTTCAAATATTTCAAATAATGGAAAAATCGTTTGAAATAGTATCTACAATGTATGGTAACTTCCTAATCAATGAATTTGATTACATAGGTGACCATATTAAAACAAAAGAAAATTGGGAACCTCATCTATACGAATTTTATTCTCAAATATTAACTAAAGACGATGTTTGTGTAGATACTGGAGCTAATTTAGGATATCACGCTATACAGTTTGGTAATTTATCTAAACGTGTATATGCGTTTGAACCTCAACCAATGATATTTAATCAATTATGTGCTAATATACTATTTAATGATTTAAACGATGTCATTATTCCTAATAGATTAGGTTTAGGTGAAGCAGAAATCACTAAACAAATGTGGGATATTGAAAATGAAAAATTCGAAAATGGAGTTTGGAACTGGGGTGGTAGAGGCATAGAGCATGAACAATCAGCTTATACATCAGATGAAGTTAGAGAACATGATCAGATTAAAGTAGTACCTTTAGATTCATTTAACTTTATATCTGTTAATCTATTTAAGATGGATATTCAAGGATATGAATGGTATGCTTTGCAAGGAGCTAAACAATTCCTAAACAATAACAAACCAGTAATACTATTAGAAAATAACCCTACACGAAGCGAACTAGATAAAAAAGTATTAGCTATGCTATCAACTCTAGGATATGAATGCTTTAGATATCATATGGATTCAGGTGAAGATTGTATCTTAATACACCCAGAATCAAGTAAATACGAAATAAGCTTAAAAACAATAAATACATTACAAACTAAAATGCCTATTAAAAATGAAGATATCAGCAGTTATAGTATCTAGAAATGACAATTACGGAGGTAACTTAATAGAACGTTCATCATATTGCTTCCAATCAGCGATTGATACATACGATGAAGTAATCTATGTAGACTGGAATAGTGAAGGACAAAGTTTACTTTACGAAGTAAAAGATAATATTAAATTTAAAGGTAACTTTAAACATATCGTTATCCCACCGGCCGCAGCTAAAGTATTAACTAATTATGATGAACATGCTCAAGTATGTTGTGAGGTATTAGGACGTAATATTGGTATTAAAAGAGCTACTGGTGATTATATTTTATCAACTAATATTGACATTATAGCACCTCGTAGAGATACTTTAGAGACAGCTATCAATAGTTTAGAACCAAATAGCTTCTACGTATTCAGTAGATGCGATGTTGGTTTACCTGAAATATTAGATTTTCATGGTGGTGAGTGTAAGTATAGTGATTATGATGCTTTAAGAAATCATTTAATCAGCTTAAACAAAATACCTAACGCTGCTAAGAAATTAGAAGAAGGTGATGATTATAGCTTAGTAAATTGCTGTGGTGATTTTCAAATTGCACCTAGACATGTTTGGGATGAAATTCGTGGATTTGAAGAGGAACTAATCTATCCATTATTCGCAGATACTAACGTTCAAAAGAAAGCAGCAATGCATGGGTTTGGATTACATGCTAAATTTGATGTTCCGTTCTATCACATTAATCACGGTAGAGGTGGTGGTGGTTTATTTGATGGTAAAAACAGAAAAATGAACGACCAATACAGAGCAATAATCGCTCAGAATAAAACACAAAATAGCGAAACATGGGGATTCGCGGATACTGAAATCGAGTTTGAAGTATTCTAAAATGGGTCTTATATTTATCAAAAAATACGTTTATGAGAGAGCGCCGTTCCAAATTAGACCCGTTAAGCCGAGTTATAACATTAGGCTACATTGATTGTATAACAGTTAACGAAATCATACAGGATATTTACGAGATTAATGCTGAGGACGCTAAAAAAACAACAGTAGAACCAATAAAGCTCATTATTAATTCACCTGGAGGAGAGATATATAATGGAATGGCTTTAATTGATGTAATTGATTCTTCGCAGACTCCAATCCACACAATATGTCATGGTCATGCAATGTCAATGGGGTTAGTAGTATTCTCGGCGGGCCATGTTAGATATGCTAGCAAATATACTACATTTATGTACCACGAAGGTAATTATGAAGTTGAAGGTAAAGTTGCATTTCATAAACAAGAATTAGCTGAGTGTGTGCGTATTGATAAAGTGTGTGATACTTACTTCATGTCCAAAACAAAATTCACAGATAAGATATTAAAACCACATAGGGATAGACAAGCTGAATGGTATTTCGATGTTAAAGTAGCACAGAGATATGGCTTAGTAGATGAGATCCTTGAATAATTTCACATATTTATATATAAACGCATACAATGGCAATTAGTCCTAAACTTAAAGTAGATGTAAACCATAATCCAACTAAAAAGGGTATTAAGGTACAATTCGTATTACCTCAAGCAATTGAAGGTGACGCTAAAGCAACTGCTACTCAGAAATTACAATCAAAGTTAAACGCAGGTTTATCTCAATACAATCTAACAGTATCTCAAGATACAGACGTTCCTTATTCTAATGTTATTGGATTCTTAATTCCAATCACGGACATTAAATTATTCATTAAGAACGCTATTAGTGGTGGTACAGGAGAAGTTACTCCTGAAGCACCAGCAGCAGAGGCTCCACCAGCGATATAGTTTATGATTAAAACTAAAAAAATGAGGAGAAAAGTACCTGTGTTCAGAGTAAACTTGCCTCCAGATATTCCGTATAGTCATCTTACGGAGGTACCTGAAATAAAGCAAGTGGTTATTGAAGAGGTAGTTTACGCTATCAAGGAAGGTATTACTAAAAATAAAAAAATTATCTCACTATTTGAAGTGGGTAATTCGGAATATACAGTTGAATTAGAAAAAGACAAATGGCAAACCTCACTTGAATCAGCTATTGAGTATTATGCTGAGAAAGAAGAATACGATAAATGTATTGAGTGTAGAGATTTGATCACTAAAATTTAAGTTATGGACGAACACGCTAAAGGAGTACAACAATCAATAGAATCTATTATTGGTGCAGACACCGTTTTAAAACGTAGAAAGAAAACAGAAGACGATATTAGTAAAGATACGTTTGAAAAAATAATAATAACTCTAGAACAAGCAAACGTTAGATCATCTATTATAGGTGGTGATTTTAAGTTAGACTTTACTTCATACGACGAAACATTCTATGAAATAATTGACAATTTAATACTAATGCAATTTGGAAAAGAAGCATCTGAAGTTATATTCTTCTATGTTTATGAAAGAATTAATCCAGATGGTACTGTAAACGAATTGGCTGATCAAGATAATCAAGTTGTTGCTCTCAATAATCCAACTGATTTATGGATGTTAGTTAACCATATAAAAAATAAAACTAACAAAACGAAGAAAAAATAAGTTATGCCTGCTTCTAAACCCATATCTAGGGAAGATGTATTACGCGCAATGCGTTTTACAAAATCCAATCGCGCTGCTGCCAAATATTTAGGCTGCTCATATCAGCATTATAAGCCATTCGCTAAGAACTTTAAGGTTGATGAAACCGATCACAATTCACCTTCATTATTTGAAACTCATCTAAACCAATGTGGTAAAGGTATTCCTAAATTTCTACCTAACAGACGTAAAGAGCCAAATGTTAAGAATATAATTGAGACAGGTACTGGTTGGGAATCATTTACACCTGAAAAAATTAAAGCAAGAATCGTTGCTGAAGGATATTTAAAAGAAGAATGTTACGCTTGTGGGTTCTGTGAACGTAGAGTTACAGATTATAAAACACCACTCCTATTAAATTTCAAAGACGGTAATAAAAATAATTACCTACTTGAAAATCTTGAATTATTATGCTACAACGACTATTTCCTATTAGTAGCTGACCCATTAACACCAGACCAAATTCGACATATCGAAGACAATACAGGTGTTAGAGCGGTAGCACATGGATGGGACATGGATGATGCTCATATTGAAAATATGAAAGCATTAGGATTGTTGGATTAGGCAAAATAAAGTCGTACATTTACGGTATAAATAAACTATAATATGAGTTACGAATTAGCAGAGCAATATGCTGAGTTTAAAGCACCAGAAGTAAACGGAATGTCAAAATCATTTGTTAAAGCAATGACATTTGCCCAATCAGTTAAATTAACTAATGACAACATTGATTATTTTATGAGTATGAGTCCAAGTCGTACAGGAGATGAAACACCTGAACAATTCAGACAACGTTCTAAATTCTCAAAAGCATTATATAAGTACAGAAAATACTTATACGATTATTCAGTATACGAAAAACAAAATTAATAAAAAATGCCACAGTATTTTAATGTAAAAGTTCAGTTTAGAACTGAAGACGAAAGAGGTAAAGTAAAAAAAGAAAATATTAACTATCTAGTTGATGCTCAATCAGTAACAGAGGCGGAAGCCCGCACAGTGCAATATTTATTGAGCCGTGACGAAGAAGCGTTTGAAGTTAAAGCGGCTTCAGAAGCTAAGATTGCTGAAGTAATCTTATCACCGGAAATAACAGAATAAAAATGCAACTGCCTACCGCGGGTATAACCATCGCATGACGAGGAGGCGACTTTGAAAAATAGTGGGTAGTTGTTATGATATTAGGTTGGTTGGGACGTATCCTTTAACTGTAGGAAGGGCGGATACATTCGGTTAGTAAAGCCAATCGTAAAAGTAGATGTCCACGCACCCATCTTCTACTTTCCTAACTTAAAAACGTTGGCTGACTAAGAACGTTTTAAAAATAAGCAGGACCATTAGAAACGATATCTAATTCTAGTGGTTGGTGGTAGATGAGTATAGATGACTGCAGCCTCTAATACTCATACCACTATAACGCCTTGTTAGCTCAGTTGGTAGAGCAGGTCATTTGTAATGATCAGGTCTGCGGTTCAAGTCCGTAACGAGGCTCAAAGCGGAGTCGTAAACCGCCAACCATAGACAGAATCCCAGTCCATGCATGGATAGTCCGAAGTAACACTTCAAGGGGGACACGACCTAGAGATGGTGCTAGGTTAAACGGAAAGATGGCAGAGTGGTTGAATGCACCAGTCTTGAAAACTGGCAACTGTAATAGGTTCTGGGGTTCGAATCCCTGTCTTTCCGCAAAA